GAAGAGTCGCCTCGCGCACCCCCCAAAGGGTGTGAAAGGCAATTTCGGGCTATCCTGCCCGCCGAGGACACCGCCCATGCCGAGGCCGCCGCGCCCTGCGCTACCACCACCAAACCCCGAAGACGTGGCCTACAAGGCGGCCAGAGCCCTTCGTCGCTGCGCCTTGCCCCCCGCCGACCGCTTGGCGGTGGACATCGCCGTCTGCGAGGAGCAACTCGCCGACGCCCGCGCCGCCGGGGATCTGCCCAGCGCCCACAAGTACCTGTCCACCATCCTCCGCCTGCAGGCGGACCTCGCCCGCGTCCAGTCCCTTGCCGCGATCCCGCCCGGCGCCAGTCGGATCGACCGCCTCCGCATCACGATCGCCCTGGCCCGCGCCGATGCGAGCTGGACCGCCGTGCGCGACATGGAGCACGACCTCAAGCTCGCCGAGGCCGAGGCCGAGGCCGCCCGAAACGCCATGGCCAGCGCCAGCCCCGAAGACATGAGCGCCGAGGAGTGGCGCCAGCGCGTGATCGCCGACGCCAAGGCTGCCCGCCTTCCCGACCTCGACCTCTACGTCGAGGAGTGGCTCGGCCGCACCGGCTACCGCCTTGGCCGCGACGACGCCGGCCGCCTCATCGTCGAGCAGGCCAAGCGGTGATCCCCGACGCCCTGCCCGCCGACCACGACGACGGCGAGGACGAGGCTCCCCTGCGCGCCCTCCTCGAAGACCAGCGCCTCAGCCGCTTCGCCATCCGCGGCGACCCACCCGAACACCTGACCGATTGGCAGCGTTCGGTCATCGCCTCACCCCACAAGCACACCGTCGCGTGGGGCGCCAACGGCATCGGAAAGAGCCTCGTCATCGCCGAGATCACGCGCCGAGCCCTGGCCGGTCAACTGCACTGGCAGCGCGGCGCCGGCCCGCGGACGGTGATGCTCGTAGGCAACACCTGGCAGCAGCTCGGCTCAACGCTGGCCTACCTCTGGCGCTTCGTCGACAAGCGCTGGTTCCGCCCTGGCCTGCGCTTCGAAGGCGGCCGCGTGATGGGGCAGCGCCTCGCCGTCTTCGACATCATCGCCGGCCCAGGTCGCGGCGGCGAGCTCCGCTGCGGCACCTTCCGCGCCGAGAACCTCGCCGGCCCCCGCGCCGAAGTCGTGATCACCGACGAGCCGCTACCAGAGGATGTCTACAACGAGCTTTGGCCGCGCCTTCTTGGCCGCGCCGGCCGCCTCTACCAGACCTTTACGCCCACGCTCGGGACAGAGGCAGACCTGGGCTACCTCTGGAAGCTCGTAGACGACCCAACCGTGCCGTTCTGTGGCCAGATCCAGGGCGAGCTGACCCTCGACAGCGTGACGCCCCGCCGCCCGCCCGGCTCGCTCCTGCCCGATCTGCCGTGGATCACCACCACCGAGATCGAAGAACAGGTGGCCGGCCTCAGCGCGATGGAGGCCGACATGCGCCTCGGCCGCAGTCGCCACCCCCGCCTCGATTGCGCCTACTTCAGCGCATGGGGCCCGCACCTCGTAGCGCAAACCAAGGGCAGCCCTGGCGCACGTCTCGCGGTCGGCATCGACCACGGCTCAGCCCCGGGCCGCCAGCGCGCGACCCTCTCCGCCGTCTCCGGCCACGGCCTGCACGCCCGCGTCTACGCGCTCGGGCACTACCAGGGCGACGGCCGCACCGAGAGCCAGGACGACGCGCGCGGCATCTTGGAGCTGCTCCGCGCGGCCGGCCTCTCCCTCGGAGACGTGGACCTCTGGGTGGGCGACCGCGCCCACGGCGGCGACCGAAGAGGCGGCTACAAGTCCAACCAGCGCCTGCAAGCCGCCATCGCCGAGGCCCTCGGCTACGACACCCGCACGCCCGGGTGGATGGGCAAGCTGCCCAAGGCGCTTCAATACATTGAGACGCCGCGCAAGTACGCCCGCTCGCACCTCGAAGGCGCCGAGGTGCTGCACCGCCTCATGGTGGCCAAGCGGATCACCGTCGATCCGTCCTGTGCCCCGCTGATTCACGACATCGAACGGTGGCAAGGCGACCGCCTCGCCCCCGAAAAAGACGGCATTGACTCCCTCCGCTACGGCGTCGTCGGCCTGATGGAACAAGCCCTCCGCCGTTGACGCTGCCGGTCGGGCGTGGTAGCCCAAAACATGCTCAATCCGTTCTCGTTCAAGGGCTGGCAGCCGCGCACCGAGCGCGAGCAGGTCGCCTTGGCCGTGCGGATCCATGAGAACAGGCACCACAACGACCTCGAACAGCGCGCCCAGACCATGTTGGGCGAGCGGCGGGGCATCGTCGGCCCCGTTGACGTGACCCGCAACGCCCTCCGCGCCCAGGTCGACCGCGTGAACCGCGCCTACCTGCGCCCGCCCGCCTGCTCTGGGATCTCCGAGGCCCTCCTCGCCGCCTGTGACGACGCCAGCGCCACCACGCTGATCGACCGCTACCGCCAGATCGGCGCCCTTCCGCTTCCGTCCAGCCTCCAGACCGCCGCCCGCGACGCCCTCGGCTACCGTCTCGCCGCTGGCTACTCCGCCGTCATGGTCGGCTGGGCCAGCCGCCGCCGCCGCGTCACCTTCGCTCCGATCTCCCCCGCCGACATCGCCTGCGAATACGCCGGCGACGATCCCACCGTCCCGACGGTGATCGTGCACCACCGCCAGCGGTGGAACGGCGACCGCTTCGTGCAGACCCGTGAGGTCTACGACCTCACAGACGAGGACAGGCCCGTCTACCGCGTCGAGCGCATCGACGACGGCGAAGACGTGACCCCCGCCGACGCGAAGGGGTGGCCCAAGGAGTGGCTTGACGCCGACGGTCGCCCCCACCACCGGATCGTGGTCCTGGGCCAGCCCGGCCAGCCCTACGCAACGGCGGCCCTGGTTGAGGCCGCGCTGCGCTTCCCGATCCTCTGGTCACACTGGGGTGCAGCCATCATCGACGCCGGCCACCCCTTCCGCTACGCGATCGGCGCCTCCCCCCGCGGCGCCGGATCGGATGAGCGCTCCGGCCAGACCGGCGCCGCGGGCGGCCCGGAAGCGATCCACATCTTCGACAACGCCGACCCTGAGCGCCCCGGCCTCGTCGGCCAGCTCGGCCCCGGCTACGACCCCAAAATCACCGGCGAGGCCATCGCCGCCGCCGAGCTTGCCGCCTCGCTGTCCCTCGGTCTGCCCCTCCCCATGTCGAGCGTGGGCGGCGAGCCCACCGTCGCCGAGGAGGAGGCCGCCGAGCGCGCCGCCGCGCTGCACTACCCCGCCCTCCGCAGGTGGAACGCCGCCATCCTCTCCGTAGCCGAGAGCTACGCCGCCGTCGCCGAGCAGCGCCGCCCTGTTGCGCTCTCCATCGGCGTGCTGTATGGAGACGAGGTAGAAGACGCCCTTGAGGCGCACGACCTCGCCCAGGCCGCCAAAGCCGCCGCCGCGCCGCCCGCCGACTCTTCAGAGGACACCCCCGATGCCTGACGCCCCCGGCACCGCCCAGACGCCAACCCAGCCCGCCGCCCAGGCTCCGAGCGCCCCTGCGCCGGCCTCGGTCGACCTCGCCAGCATCCGCGCCCAGCTCACCGCCGAGCTTCGCCCGCAGATCCTCACCGAGGTGGAGACCGGCCACAGGGCCGCGCTGGCAAAGACCGTTGGCGAGGTCCAGGCGACCCACGCGCGCGATCTGGCCCTCTCCGACGCCGGTGTCCGCGACCCCCTCGGCCGAGCGGCGGTCCTGGCTGCCTTCGACGCGACCCCCAAGGCCGAGCGTGGTGAGGGTGGGGCCGCTGAGTGGTGGGGCCGCCAGATCGCCGCCCACAAGGCGCACGCCGCCGACCCGGAAAAGGCGCCCAAGCCGAACATCCATCCCACCGTGCAGGCCTACCTGCCCGCGGTCGCCCCCACGACCCCCGCCGCCCCGGCCTCCCCCTTCAGCGGCCAGCGCGGCCCCGCTTCGGTGGACCGCGGCGCCGCCCCTCGGGGTCAGGCTGGCGCCGATCCCGACATGCTCCCCGGCGAGTCTGTCGCCACCTACCTCCAGCGCGTCGACGCGCACCGCAAAGCCAACCGATAGGAGGCTCCCATGTCCGCAGGTCCCTGGTTCTCCGGCTCCGGTTGGGGCGATGCCAACCAAACCCTGGCCACTCGGCTGATTCAGCGCAAGATCAGCGCGGCCGACAACAACCGCTTCGTGCTGGCCGATCCGGTCATGCGCGGAATCCTCGGCCGTGACGCCAGCCTCGGCGCGCTTGTCGGCGCGCTTGGGATCTCGATCGGTCTGGCCGAGATCGGCAGCGGCGTTGCCGCCGCCGTCTCCGAGGGCAGCGCGTCGACCCCCACCAACTTCGCCGTTGACATGGTCAATCTGTCGCCGAGCCGCCGCGCCTTCTCGCGCAAGGCGAGCGACTTCGGCCTCTCCTTCACCGAGTCGCTCATCGACGGCTCGCTCGGCGCCTCGCACGTCGGGGTCATCATCGAGGACGGCATGGGCGTCTACGGCAACACGCTCGTCCGCGACGTGTGCGCCCTGGCGACCTCCGCCACCTACACCGCCGGCAGCTCTGGCGGCCGCCTGACTTGGTCGGCGCTCTCCCAGGCGCTCATCGAAGCCAAGGCCCGCGGCGGCGTCGGCGGCGGCGGGATCTGCGGCGTGATCACCGGCAAGGGCTTGCTGGACCTCACCAACGACGCGATCAGCATGGGCGGCGCCGCTGCGCTGTCCGGGCAGCTTCAGCAGTTCATGGCGCAGGGCCCCGCCATGGGCGGCTTCGTGGGCGAGTTCTTCGGCGGCCAGCTCCGCCTGTACCTCTCCGATCGCGTCGCCGTCGACGGCTCCGACACCGTCGCCCCTCTGTTCAGTGAGGCGGGGATCGCCACCAAGCACCAGCCCGTGGCCCTCGGTGTCGGCGCGATCGCCGTCGCCAACGCCGGCTTCTGGACGATGGAGGCGATCCGCGGCGCTGGCGGCGTGACGACCTTCGAGATCGCCTTCCATCTGGCCACGGGCATCCTTGATCCGAAGGGTCTCACCGCGATTACCTACGCCACCACCTGAGCCTGAGCGCCGCACCACCGCAGAGGACGCCCCACCATGATCCCCATTCCGCAAGCCGCGCGAAGCAACCAAGGCGAGTCCTTCGCCCTGGACCATCGCCCGCGGTCTGGCCAGGTCTCCCCCGATCAGCTCGTCATCGTCGACCCGACCGACGCTTGGCACTACATGTACAACCCTGCGGTGCTTCAGTGCCGCGGCGGCATGATCGTGCCCCGGCTGGCGCTCGTGAGCTTCCAGCCTGGCCTAAACGGCAACGGAAAGGTCCGCGGACGCGGGGAGGGTGCGGCGCAGCACATGAGCACCAAGGGCTGGCGCCCGGTGCCCCACGACTTCAAGGTCGTGGCATTCGGCGTGACTCGCGTCGACGCCAGCCCGTCCACCTACCTCCAGCGGTGGGAGGGGGTTCACGCCGACGGCGTGACCTCCGTCTACACCTACTCCTCGGCATGGCAGCGCCCCCGCGCGCTGGGCTCGCGCATCCTCTGGACCCATGACGACGACGGCTACCTCAAGTTCCTGGCCGACGTGATGGAGACCCTGATTCAGGAGGACCCCGACGATCCCGCTATCGTGGAGATCGCCGCCCAGAACCTGCTGCACTGTCTTCGCGCCATGTCTGGCAACGCCAACGCCGCCGCCGAGGCCGATCGCCAGCGGATCGCGCTCCAGATGCCGGAATCCGTGATCCGTCAATATGCCCGGGAATTCCCATTCTTGGCCAAACTTCGTGAGGCTGCACAATGACCCCCGCCTTTCGTGGCCTCGTTCTGGCCCTTCGGTCCTCCGTCAACTCGCACGTTGACGACGAGCTGCTGATCGTCGCCGCCGCCGGAGAGCCCAACCCCGGCACCGACACCGCCAGCCCCACCGGGCAAGCGTTCGGCTCGGCCCAGCCCGTTCTGCGGATCAACACCTCCGCCGCCGCGGAGGGAGACATCCTGGCCTACTTCAGTCCCGACGGCGGCGAGACCTGGTTCGAGGGCCCCGCGCTCGGCGATGAGGTCACCTGATGGCCGCCCCCGCCACGCTGGCCCCCGCCTCTCGTCTGCCGCACCTGCTGGTGCGTGGCGAGGCCGCCAGCGTAGCGCTCCCCCTCCGCCACGGCAGCGCAGCGGCCCTGGTTGCCCCCTCGGGCGGCACCTGGGCATTCGTGGAGCGCGACGGCACCGAGCTGTCGAGCGGCTCTGTCACCGTCGCCGGCTCCGTCGCCACCGCGACGATCACCCCCGCCTCCTCGCTGGACCTGGGCAGCGGGTACGAGCTGCGCTGGGTGCTCACCATCGACGGCGCCCCCTGGCACCACCGAGCCCCGGCCTATGTCGTGCGGTGGGTTCCGCGGTGCTCATGCACCGTCTCGGACCTCTACGACCGCCTCCCCGAGCTCGCCTACCGCATCCCGCAAGCCCAGGCCGCGGCGGGCACCGGCTGGCAGCCGCAGATCGATGCGGCCTATGCCGAGCTGCTCCAGACCCTGATCGACTCCGGCCAAAAGCCATGGGAGATCGTGGGGTGTGAGGGCTACTCGGCCTGGCTGACCGCCCGCGCCCTTCAGCTCGCGATCGAGGCCATCCCCCGCGGGATCGATACGAGCTGGGCCGAGCACGCCAAAGCCGCCGCGTACAAGGTCCGCGACGCCGCCGGCAGCATGAAAATCCAGCGCGACACCGGCCCCACCGCCGCCAGCCGCACCGGCCTCGGCGTCGTCCGCTTCTCGCCGCCCTACCGGGCCCCCTACTAATGGCCGCCCCGCTCACCCGCGCCGCCCTGGAGGCGGTCCTGGCCTCGCTCCTGGCCGCCGTGACGAGCCTGGACGCCACCGACTACACCGACACGCCCGGCGCCGGCTGGACCGCGTCACGGGGCCACGGCGCTGGCTCCGACCTCGCCGACCGCCCGCTGCAGGTCTCTCTGGCCCTCGGCGACGGCGCGACCGGCCCGCGCCAGGGCGTGCGCCTCTTCGAGCACGCCCTGACCCTCTCCTGGCCCATGCGCCTGCGCCAGGGCGACGATCTCGGCTCCCAGGCCCAGACCCTCGCCGCCATCCTCGCCGCCGCTGGGGCTGTCCACGCCTGGGGCGACGCCGCCAGCGGCGCGCGCGCCTTGCCGGGCGGTTACAGGCTCTTCACCATCCCCGACGCCGCCGGATGGCTGCGCGTTGAGCTCTCTGTCTCCCTGCTTCTCCCCTGGAGGTAGCCGTGGCCCTCTCCGACATCCTCGGTATCTTCCGTGACGGCGCGTTGACCGGCACCGATGACAAATCGGGCACCCCGAACTCCGCGACGGTCACCTACTACAACGGCGACCTCGCCATCGACGGCCTCGTGCCCGGTGGCCGTGAGACCCTGCCTTTCCAGGGCCCGGAAGGCCTCCGAGCCATCCGCAAGGGCAACCGGGTGTTCCCGACGCTCTCGTTCACCGGCGACGTTGCAGCCCTCTCCAACGCCTTCGTCGAGCTGGCCTTCGGTCGCACCAGCGGCTTCGTCTCCGTGGTCGCCGACATCGGCGACGACATCGGGATCAACCTGTCTTGGAGCGCCGACTACAGCACGGACACCCGCACCGCGGCCTTCGATGACTGCGTGCTGACGAGCTACAAGATCGAGGAAGGCGAGCCCAACCGCGCATCGTTCACTTTCACCGTCTACGGCCCCGTCACCATCGGCGGTGAGACGATCATCGCCAGCCGCTGAGCCAGCCCCGCACCGCAGAGGACGCCATGACCACCGACGCCCCCGTCGTCACGCTCAAGGGCCAGCCGTACACGCTGGTCAGGCCGCGCCCAATCGAAGCCCTGGCCCTCGTGTCGGGCGGCGTTGAAGGCGTCCCGACCGCGCAGTGGGCCGCCGTCCGCGCTGCCGCGCTGCGCATGTGCTGGCCCAAGGGCGTCGCGTGGCCCGCCCGCATTCCGCCGCAGGCCTTCCGCCTCTCCCAGCGCGTGGAGGAGTGGGGGGGCATCGTCTACGACAACCTCGTGGAGGCTGGGGTCGACGACGTGGAGATCGTCCACGCTGGGGCGGCCGCTTACAACTTCGCCACCGGCGCCCAGGTCACCCAGGCCGAGGTGACCGCGGCCAAGGGTTTCTCCGAGCCCCCGGCGGAAACGCCACCCGCTGGGGGCTGAGGCTCTGCCGAGAGTACGGCCAGCCCCCCGCATGGTGGGCAGCCCTGGACACCGCTGAGCAGGCTGTGCTGATCGCCGATGCGCAGATGCGCGCGGAGGAGGAGAGCAAGCGATGATCGCCGCCAAGATCGACCTCTCCGCCATCCGCGCCGCAGTCGGCGCTGCCACCGACGGCGCCTCGGAGACCTTCTTCCGCGTTGCGGGCAGCAGGGCCCGCCAGATCGTCGCCGACGCGCGCCCCATGTGGCCTGTCCGCACCGGCCGATCTCGCGACGCCCTCTCCGTCTCCGAGCGGATCGAGGAGACCCGCCTCTCTGTCGTGATCGAAAACGACGCCACGCCCGCCAGGGGTGGCAAGCCCTACGGCTACCTCGTGAAGTGGAGCCGCCTCACCGAGGCCCAGGTGGAGCAGAAGATCCAGGCCTACGGCGACAAGGCGAAGAGCCCTGAGCTACGCGCCGCCGCGATCGAGTACGGCCGGCGCATCGTCTACCGCCGCCACGGCAAAGGAGCGCCCCCTGGCTTCACCAGCCTCCGCCCCTGGGACGTGCTGATCGCGAAGCCGGTCAAGACGCACGCCCCCGCCGTAGCCGCCGAGGTGCAGACCGCCCTCGCTCGCCTTAGGGTTGGCTAATGGCCGCCTCCGCCGTCTCGATCAGCTTCATCGCCGACACCGCTCCGATCCGCGCGGCGCTCGCCGGCATGGAGAACGCATCGGCGAAGGCCGCCAACGCGCTGATCTCCGACCTTCGCCGCTCCTACGCTGAGCAGGTCCGCGGCGCAGCGGCAGCCGCCAAGGCCGCCACCGTGGCCCGGCAGCAGGAAGCCGCGGCCACGTCTGCCGCGCTGGCCCGTGTCGCCGAAGAGGCCGAGCGTGTCCGGCTCGGCCCCGACGCCTTCAGCGCTACCAAAGCGCTCCGAGAGCTTGACGCGCTCGAAGCCCGCCTCAAGGCCCTGGACGCCGCCGACGCCGCCGCGATGGCGAACATCGCCGCCCGGCGCGGGCAGCTGCAGGGCGACCTCGCTCGGGCCGGCTCCACGTCGGGGGAGATGCAGGGGCCGGCGCAGGCCCCCGCCGCGCCATCCAAGGCGATGCAGGCGTACAGCGCCGCCCTAGTCGATCTTGACCGGCGCAGCCAAGCCGCCGCCGCCTCTCAGCGCGGCTTGCAGGGCGGGCTGCAGGCCGTCGCGATGCAGATGCCCGACGTGATCGCGCAGCTCTCCGCCGGCGCGCCCCCGTTACAGGTGCTCACCCAGCAGGGGAGCCAGGTCGGGCAGCAGATGCTCGCGGCGTCCGGCTCTGTGGGTGGCCTCGCGGCAGCCCTGGCCCCGCTCGCGCCCCTGATCGCCGCTCTCGCTGTGGCGGTGGCCGGCGTCACCGCCGCCTATTCGGTCTGGGCCAACGCCACCGACAAGGCCGCCGACGCCAGCGGCCGGATCGAGGAGCGGATCGTCAAGGCCGACGCCGCCATCGTCCGGGCCCGCCAGTCGGTGGCCGGCCTCGCCCGTGAGTGGGCCGCCTACTCCCAGGCCACGCGCGAAGCCGCCGAAGACGTGCAGGTGCAGATCGGCGGCCTCTCCGGCGTGCGGATCGAAGCCGAGCGCGCCGAGGCCGCCGCCAGAAAGCAGGCCGACGCCGCCGTCAAAGCCCAGGCCGATCTCGTCGCCAGCATCGGCCAGCGCATCGCCGCCGAGGAGCAGCTCCGCCTCTCCGGCCGCCTGACGATGTCCGCCGACATCGAATCGGCGCGCGTGCTCGGCGAGATGCGCGACGCCCACAAGGCCGCCACCGCGCGGCTCGGCGAGATGCGCGGTGCGCAAGATCAGGCCGGCCTCGCCGCCTACGCCCTCGCCGAGGCCCAGGCCGAAGAGGCCCAGGCCGCTAAGCGCGCCGCCGACGCCCAGCGCGGCCACACGACCGCCCTGGACGCAACCCGCGAAGCCCTGCGACGCCTCGCCGAGGCTGACGCCGACTACAAGGGCCGCGTAGACGAGCGCGCCGCCGCTGTCGCCGGCCTGCGCAGCATCATTGAGGGCGCCGGCCGCTTCGAAGAGGGCAGCATCGGCCGGATCATCCGAGAGCGCGATGAGCAGCTTGCCCAGATCGACGCCATGGCCGCCGCCTCTGGTCGCCTGGACCTCGCTGCCCAGGCCTCTGCCGACGTGCGACTGGAGGCCGAGCGCAAGCTCGCCGTAGAGCTCGCCGCCATTGAGGCCGAGCGCGAATCCCGCGCCGCCGCCGCCGCTGAGCGAGAGATGCAGCGGGTAGAGCAGGTGCGCGCCCTGACCATCCAAGGCGCCTCCCAGATGTTCGGCGGCCTCGCCTCCTCCGCCCAGATGGCCGCCGACCTCGCCGCCTCTTCGTCTGAGTCCGCCGCCCGCCGGGCCTTCGTCGCCTACAAAGCCCTTGCCATCGCCCAGGCCACGATCGACGCCCTCGCCGCCGCCGCTCGCGCCGGCCGTGACTACCCCTTCCCCCTCTCCGTCGGCGTCGCCGCCTCCGCCTACGCCACCGGCGCCGCCCGCGTCGCGACGATCGCCGCCACCGAGCCCTCCTTCCACACCGGCGGCATGGTCTCGGACCCTCCGACCGCCCCCGACGAGGTCCGCGCCAAGCTGACCCGCGGCGAGGGCGTGCTCACCGCTCGCGGCGTCGCCAACGTCGGCGGCCCCGATGGCTTGGCAAAGCTCAACCGGGGCGCCGCTGTAGCCAGCCCTGCCCCTGTGGCGGTTTTGGTCCCCCCTGACGCCCCGTCTCGATTGTTTCGCGACGCCGTCGCCACCCGCGAAGGGCGCGACCTCGCCCGCCGGGCTACGCGCAACGCCTCTAAGGTGGCATGGTGAGCAGCTACACCCTCCCCCGCGCGCCCGTGCTGATCGTCGGCGACCCCCGCCTGCGCGACCCGTCGACCGCGCTGTGGGATGCGCAGTCGAGCTACACCCAGGCCGGCCCGGTGCCCGCCGTCGCCGACACGTCGAGCGCCCTGCTCACCGTCGAGGCGGGCGGCGCCGTCGAGGAGCCCGGCCAGGACGTGGAGGTGCAAGTCCTCCGCGGCGGCCAGCCCGGCCGCACCACCAAGGCCGCCACCTTCGCCCATCGCCTCAGCGGCGGCACCTGGCGCGGCCAGGATCTGCCCTCCGCCCTGGCCGGCGTGCAGCGGATCGAGGATACCACCGGCGCGTCCGCGACCTTTACGGCCCCCTCGATCGTCTCCCTCCCCTCTGGCGTGGCCCTCCTCGCCTACTCAGTCGCCGGCACCGGCGACGACGGGATCGCCGTCCGCCGCCTCGCCCCGGGTGACACCGAGTGGGGCGCCCGCGTGCTGGTGCACGACGACGCCGCCGACGTGGCGAGCCAGTACCCGGTGCTCACCGTGGCCGGCGCCGCCGTGCTCCTCCTGGCCTGGGTAGCCTCTGCCGACGCCTCAACGTGGCACCTGCGCACCTGGGTAAGCCACGACGAGGGGCAGACCTGGGCCACCCTCGGCGCCTACGCGACCGCCGAGACAGACGTGGCGACCTCTGGCGCCCTCCGCCCTCGCCGCATCGCCGCCGCCTACCACGCCGGCCAGCTCCTCGTGCTGGCGCACCTGTACCGCCCAGGCGCCACCTACAAGGACACCCTGCGCCAGTACGCCAGCGGCGACCTCGGCGCGTCCTTCACCGTCGTCTACACCCAGGCCGGCACAACCTACGACGACTCCGGCGGCTACCCTGCCGCCGTCACCGTCGCCGGCGCCCTGTTGATCCTCTGGGCCCGCTCGGCAAACTCGGGCGCCGCTGGCTCCTGGGTCCGCGCCCGCCTCGGCTCGGCCTTCCAGTCGATCGCCGCCGCCGACACCTACGGCGGCGAGGCCTGGGACGGCCAGACGGTGGACGTGACCGCCTCGGCCATCGTCGACGCCGACCTCGCCGCCTGCGTAGACGACGCCGGACTGCTGTGGCTGCACTGGCGCTACGCCGATCCCGCCTCTGGCTCTGCCCAGCGGTGCGGCGTGGTGGTCTCCGGCGACGGCGGCCGCACCACCGAGCCCGTCGGCGTCGATCCCACCGACCCGACCGACCCGGCGCAGTC